AAACAGTTCTGGATGTTGCTTGCTCAGCAAGTTCATTGTTTCCAATATACCACGCCATACTTCGTTATCCATCTGATGTAGATAACCATCCCAAATTATTTTGTTATTGATTTGTATTTCACCTGTTGACTCAATAATGTTGTTTAGAGTCTTTTGAATGTGGCGCATAATGTCCACTGATAATTCTGTTTTAGTTGCCATTACGCTGTCTCCTCATATTCACAGTCTGGATCATCCAACGCCTGTTGTGCTTCAAGTTCATCCCAGTCTAGATATCCACCGTATGGATTTTGGACACATTGTGAGTAATACTCATCCTGGTCGTATCCGCAATATCTAAGAAGTGTTTTCATAATGCGTGTTTGTTCTTTTTGTGTAATTGCCATTTTGTTGTTCTCCTATTGTTTTAAGTATAGCACTAAAAGCTGCATAAATCAACCTTTTTTACTACACTTATTTATCCAAAACATAAATACAGTATGATTTATAGATATGTAAACCCCGCAAAGAATGACCCTCTGTCTAATAGAGGTAGACCAATTAATCCTCATAATTGGATATCAGGTCCAATTGAATGGAGACGTGACTGTCACTATGCTTACCACAAACACAAGGCACAAACACGCTTTCGCAATGAAGCAAACAACATAACACTAGAAGAATGGAATGGTCTTTGGACAGAAGAACTTTGGCATAAACGTGGTAGAAGTTCAGATTCAATTTGCCTAATACGCACAGATGATGAGTTGCCATGGGACATCAACAACGTGCATTTTGGCACACGTAAAGAAAGCCTGCGCAAAACAGCAATTTCAAGATGGGGAAAATAACTTGAACATGTTTACTGATTATGATCCCTATGATCAACTACAACAGTTAATAGCACAGTGTAACGAAAACACACGTATGATTCATAAACTAATTGAATCACACAACAAACTAGACAGCATTGTTATGGAGCTAACTGCACAGCATTCACGCACAACAGAACTGTTGCTGCAAACACGCACAGACATAGGCACACTAACAGACGAAATAGTTGCAATACGCAGTACGGATTACTATGCGCCTGAGTGATCCACAACAGTTAATAGCAGACAGCGACAGCCGCTTTAAGGTTGTTGTTGCAGGCAGACGCTTTGGCAAAACATATCTTGCCATGCGTGAAATATGCTATCGTGCTAGAATACCTAACCAAGAGATATTCTACATAACAACATCATACAGAGCTGCTAAAATGATCTTATGGAAGCCACTCAAACGCAAACTACAAGACCTGCGTTGGGTAGAAAAGATAAATGAATCAGAGCTTAGTATAACACTACGCAATGGATCAATCATAAGTTTAAAAGGCTCAGAAGATCCTGACAGACTACGTGGTGTTAGTCTAAGCTACTGTGTGATAGATGAAGCAGCAGAATGTCAACTTGATGCACTGTGGGGAGAGATTATACGTCCTGCACTTGCTGACCAACAAGGTGGCGCACTGTTTATAGGCACACCCAAAGGCAAAGCAAATGCGTTCTATGACTTGTATGCAGCAGCAGACGATATGCACAGTTGGAGTGCATGGCAGTTTACTACTGTAGACGGTGGCAGAGTTACTAGTGAAGAGATTGAAGCTGCAAAACAAGACATGAGTGAACGTCAGTTCCGTCAAGAGTTTCTAGCTACATTTGAAACATATGAAAATAGAATAGCATGGGCATTTGATAGATCACTAAACACAGTTGACGTAATAGATCCTGACACTAGCGTACTGCATGTGGGCATGGACTTCAACATCAATCCTGGAACAGCCAGTATTAGTGTTTTAACTGGGGAAAAGATGATAGTTATTGATGAAATGTATCTAGAAAACACCAACACAGAAGAAATGGCCTATGAATTAAAACGCCGTTACCCAAGATCAAGGATTACTGTTTACCCAGATCCTAGTGGTTCAAGACGTGCTACCTCGTCAAGTGGTATGAGTGACCATATCATACTGCAAAACGCAGGCTTTACTGTCAAAGCACCACGCAAACATGACCCTGTAAAAGACCGTATAAACGCTATCAACGCTCGTTTATGCACCGCAGAGGGCATAAGACACCTGTTTATTGCTAAAACGTGTAAATATACTATAGATAGCTTGGACAAACACACTTATAAACAAGGCTCACAGGTACCAGATAAAGACTCAGGATATGATCATATGTTTGATGCGCTATCATATTCTGTAGCCTACATGTTCCCAATACGTAAACGTGTGGAACAACAACAGCCTCAGCGTTGGGCAGTGAGATAAAGGAAACAATTTATGGACATATCGCAACTAATGACCGCGGAGATAGCTGGTATACTTGGTGGCAATCAGATTTACACGTCATACAGAGATCAATGGCAGTACGTGTATGAATCGTATATAGGCGGAGAAGAATACCGCAATGCAGGACACCTAACAAAATACCAATTAGAAACAGATGGTGAATACAACCAAAGACTAGAAACAACACCCCTAGAGAATCACTGCAAATCAGTGATACAAGTATACACATCATTCCTGTTTAGAGATCAACCCTACAGAGATCTAGGCACACTTGAAAACACAGCAGGAATAGAAGACTTTCTACGTGATGCAGACCATGACGGTAGAAACATAAACCAATTTATGAAAGAATGTTCAACTTGGAGCTCAGTGTTTGGGCATTCCTGGATTATGGTTGTAAAGCCTGATGTAGGTGCAATAAGTGTAGCAGATGAATTAGAAGCAGGCGTTAGACCATACCTTACACTGTTAACACCACTTGTAGTTGTAGATTGGAATTGGTCTAGACAGCCTAGTGGCAAATACATGCTAGATTATTTTAAGTATATTGAAGATGTTAATGGCAGTATGAGAACTGTTAAAGAGTGGACACCAGACACTATTACAACATACACTGTTGATGTTGAAAATGAAGTAGTAGAAGATAAAATTATAGAACCTAATGGACTAGGTTGGATACCAGCTGTTTGTGCATACAATTCAAGATCAACTGTTAGAGGCATTGGCATTTCAGACATTGCTGATATTGCAGATGCACAAAAAATGATCTATAATTCAACAAGTGAAGTAGTTGAATCAATCAAACTGGACACACATCCTAGTTTGGTAGCAACACCAGAAACAAATGTAGGCACAGGTGCTGGCGCACTTATACACATACCAGACAACTTAGATCCTGGCTTGAAACCCTACGCACTAGAGTTTTCAGGAGCAAGTGTTGATTCAATATACAAGTCAATTGAACACACCACAAGTGCTATTGACAAAATGGCCAACACTGGTGCTGTACGTGCAACAGAAAGTCGCACACTGTCAGGCGTTGCAATGGAAACAGAATTCCAATTGCTTAATGCACGCCTATCAGAAAAAGCAGACAACATGGAACTTGCAGAAGAGCAAATATGGAAGATCTATGCATACTATAGCAACACAGAATGGACTGGAGAAATAAAGTATCCTGGCTCATTCAACATACGTGACACTGCTAATGAAATCAATCAATTGCGCACTGCAAAAGAAACTGCAACTGACAAACGTGTTACAAAAGAAATAGATCGCAAGCTCATGGAATGGATGGGCATTGAAGATATTGATCTAGATGACTTTGTGCCACACGTAATGATTTCGCCAGTAACTGGTGAATCAGTTATAGCTGAAACTGAAGAACAACACCTTGCACTAGCTGCACAAGGTTATACGCATACAAACGAATAAAGGAGGGCTAGAAGATGGCAATGAAAAAGAAGAAGAAGAAAAAAGGTGGTCGCAGAGGTTAATTGGGACCAATACTTCCAAAAGATTCGTAAAGTCTGTCCTTGGTCGTGGAGCGAATATCGCAAAGGTAACATTGATATAGTAGCTGGCACAAACGTATTACCATTAGGTGACTTTGCTGCTAGAATATACATTGTAGATATAAGCAACGCAGAGGAATTGGAAGAATACCACGATTACCTTAATCTTACAACAGATGATGAATGGTTATATTCACATCCATTGTATGGCGGTAACTCAACTGAAATACCTGTACTAATACAACAGGATGCTGAACTACTACGGAGGGCACGTAATGGCAAAGTTTAGAGGATCAGCGTGTCTTACTGATTGTGGTGGACACAGAGCTGGATTTCGTTATGCACGTTCAGGTGGTCGCAAACGTTCACCATACAGCAATAGTTTTAACAAAGGCATGGGAATACAAAGAGGCACATACAAACCAAGGCAAGCAAAGAAAAATCAACGTAGACGCCGTTCTACGCCGTAATTAAAGTGGATATTATTAATCTACATAAATAACTACATAAAATTAACTCTTAGAAGGAGGCGAGGTTAACAATGGACCATACAGAAACATTGGTACAAGAAAACGCAACTGATGCGGAAGTGAAACAAACTGAAAATCAGGCTGAAGCAGTAAAAACCTACACACAGGAAGAAGTAGACAACATGATGGGCCGTATGAGAGGCTCATTAGAAAGAAAACTTCTTAAACCATACGAAGACTTAGGTGATCCAAATGAACTACGTGATCTGCGTAATGCAGAAGAAAAACGTAGACAAGAAGAACAACTAAAACGTGGTGAGTTTGAAAAAACCCTGCAGGAATTAGCTGCAAAAAAGGACAGTGAAATCCAAAAACGTGATGCTATTATTCAAGAATATAAGGTAAACAATCCTTTGGTTGATGCAGCAGCTAGAAACAAAAGTATAAACCCTGAACAAGTAAGACAATTACTAGCAGGGCGTGTTAGACTTAATGAAACAGGTGACGGAGTAGAAGTATTAGACGACACTGGTAATGTACGTTATGATGATAGTGGAAACAACTTGTCAGTAGACAATTTGGTAAAAGAATTCTTAGATGCTAATCCACATTTTCGTGCAGCAGGTGCTAGTACTACAAATACTAAAACATCAGTTTCAAATGGTTCAAACACAGACTTTGACCTAGCAAGTTTAGATCTTACTAAACCTGAACATAGAAAAATGTACAAAGAGGCTCGTCAAAAAGGCCTACTTTAAAAAGCCAGATTTTAAGGAGACATTAAATGGCAAACTCAGCATACGCATCAGGTATTAACCTAGACGCATTGATGGTACCTGTGAAAGCAGCTACTATCTACACTGCCCAAGAGCAATCCCTGTTCTTAGGTGGACAATTAATCCCAGTAATTAACGTACCAGCAGGTAGTGCAAGCGCACAAGTTCCTGTACTTGGTAGTGTTACTGCTACTAAACTAACAGCAGAAGCTACTCCAGGTGCAGACCTAGATTCAGTACTTCCAGCTGACACAAAAAATACTATTGCAGTAGACATCCACGCAGCTCGTGCTGTACTACGTGACTTAGGTGGCATTGATCCAAACGAATTAGGTCGTGTACTAGGTAACTCAGTTGCAGCAAGTTTTGACCAAGACGTTCTCGCAGCAATGGACAGCTTAACAGCTAAATCAGCTCCAACAGATATTGGTGCAGTTGACATTGATGACATTTTTGAAGTTGTAGGACAAATCCGTGCAGCTGGCGAAATGACTCAACTATACGGTGTTATTTCACCAACAGCAGCTACAGAACTATTGAAGTCAATTGGTGATGCAGCTTATGCAGGTGGAGATTTCCAAACTGAAGCATTACGTAATGGTTTCTTAGGAACTGTTGCTGGTGTCCGCATGTTTATGAGTGCTCACGCTGAAAACGCAACCAAAATGGGTTACGTATTTGGTCAAGACGCTCTACGTATTGCTATGCAGAAAAACGTTGACATTGAAGTTCAGCGTAGAGCAGCAGCAGTTGGTTTTGATGTTGTAGCATCATTACATGCAGGCGTTGGTGTTGTTGATGCAACACGCGGTGTAAAAATGGTAGACGCAGCCTAAGAGGAGTTAGCATATGGCTTTCATAGTAGAAAATAATGTAACTGTATCATTTGCAGAATACGATGATGTAGAAGCAAGAGATCAAAGATTGTTAGAAAGCAATGAGAGCCTCACTGACGATGTTGTAGAACCGTTATTAGAAAGAGCAACGGAACGCATTTTATCCAAGATGCGTTCCACTGCTTGGTGGCAGGAATACTACTTAAACCAAAATAGTATTTCTATACGCACAATAGCGGATATACCAGCACTTGATCCTGATAAAATTAAAGCACGCCAGCCAGACTTTACTGACTTGTGTGTGTATACAGCATTTGCTGATTACGTAATGCCTTTGGTCGCAGACTTTGGTGCAGAAGATTCAGCAGAACGCAATAAAATTGATTTTTACAGGAATAGAGCAGATAAACTGTTTGAAGAGCTGGTTAGAGCAGGCGACTGGTATGATTTTGACGATGATGGTATTGTACAATCAGATGAAAAATCACCAGGCGTTATAAACCTAAAGAGAATTAGATGAGAACAGAAGTACTTACTTACATGCGAGGATTAGCATTAGGCACATTTAATGTGTCAGATGAGATTCCAAGAAATGAAAGTGCAGAACCACTGTATATGAAAAATCCAAAAACTATGTACGTTGACGTTGCACAGTTTGAAGACAATCCACTCATTAACACTCTTGGAGGACTTAGCATACACGCTAAGACAACATCAATTAGTGTCTACTTCAGTGTTGATGCTAAAAACTTACCAAATAATTATGACACCCTTGTTTCTAGTTTACTAGATGCAAGAGATCTTAATACTACTGAGGGGTTTAACGATCGCTCAGCTGAAGTTTCAACATCAATTGAAGCAGATATGTTAGTAACAGAGGTTACTCTATCTTATACTAAACTTAGATAAAAGGAAACAGACAAATGGCATACATTTATCCAGCACCAGGGGTCACAGGTGTTGAAGCAACTCTAGCACTAGAGATACTTGCAGACATCACTAATGATTCCCTAAACATTCCTGCTATGCAGGATGTGACTGTCAACGCAGCCAACGACGTTTTTACTTGGACTACACTAGACGCAACTGCAAAACAGCAAATTGCTACAACTTCAACTAATTCAATCTCAATGAATATAGTTTTAGATGGTGATAGCTTTTTTGGAGACGGTTCTAGTGCCGCAGGAACTGCTAGTTTAGCAGGCATCTTTGGCATGAGTAACAACAAAAACAAAGTTGAATTTAGCCTATACTTAGGTGACAATGACACTGGTACTACTGGTAAAACTATATCAGGCGTAGGATACATTACAGGACTAGCTCCAACTGTATCTGCAGATGCACCTGTTTGGGTTTCACCAATTACAATCACTGTTGACGGTCCATACACAGTAGCTTAACAGCAAGCGTGAGGCAACACAAAAGAGGGCGTTTTTATGCCCTCTTTTTTTGGTTGTGCTAAATACAATGAAGGTTAATAGATATGGACGTTATAGATACAAAGACAGATAAAGAGCTGCTACAGTCAACAATAGCAGAGTTGGCAAAAGCAAAAAATGAATTGCAGTGTGCCGCTAATGACACACGTAAAGCACAAAACAGAATAAGTTTTCTGTTAGTCCTTGCAAACAAATTGATAGATAGAATGGAAGATTAAAATGAAACTAGAAACACTCGCAGCAGAACCACAACTACAAAAAATTACAATTGAAGATGACGTTATTATGGAAACATATGGCGAAGCAATTGAGTTTTGGGTATATGATCGTCAAGACATGAAAACATTTTTCCAATTAGCCAGTATTGAAGGCGATGATAGTTTGGAAAAAATGGCAGACATAATCAAAGATATTATCTACACAGAAGATGGCAAACCTGTGCTAAATGAAAGCACTGTGTTACCTACACCAGTGATGATAAAAGTTGTAGAAGGTGTTGTAAATAACTTGGGAAACTCCATAACCCAGACTTTGACAAAATAAGTGGCACGGAAAATGCGTGGTTAACCATTGATTTTGTTGCTAAAAGATACGGAGTTTTACCATCGCAGTTAATAAAGTCTGGGTGTTCAATAGATATAGAATGTGCAAGTTTTGCAGTAGCATATGAAAATTATACTAGCAAGGTTTCACAGGAATACAAGGAAAGAGGGCACGTACAAACCAAACATAGCCAAGAAGAACTACAGGCTATGATGGATCGTGTAAAGAAAAAATGAAGTTAAAATTAGTGCAAAACAGGATACGTCCAAATTTAAGAAGAAAAACAAACCGTCTTAAGACAGTGGCAAAACACGGATATGATGTTTTTAGAAAAACTACTCCTATTCGTACTGGTAATGCACGAAGTTCTACTGAATTTAAACCACGTGCTAGAGGCTATAGAATAGAAGCCAACTATGAATATGCT